GGTTGATTACTTTCAAATATTAATCTATATACTTCTGCTGCACTTAGTATGTCGCTAGATCCATCTTCCCAGTCAATAGTAATATCTGTTCCAATTTCTTGGTTCATTACTGATTCATATTCTAATGTTCCAAACATTCCTTCCCATGCTGCAGCAAAAGATTTTCCTTTGCTTATTTGCTGTTCAATATGAGTTTCTGTTGCTATAGGTCGTAATTGTCCAATAATAGTTTCAGGACCCATATTTAAGGCACGAATTGCACTAGGATACAGTGAGTTAATATCTAAAGATCCAACCCAATCTTGAATTCCTTCTTTTGGATAAGCTACATATGCTCCTGCTGCTGCTGTATCCTCTCGCTCGCTCATTTTAGTTCTATTTGGAACAACAAATCCTCTACGATGTGCTTCATTAATAATTGCTTGCTCAGTTACAGCAACAGCACCCATTGTAGTTTGAAGCAGTACTGTGTTTTCATGTGCAAGAGTGTTTGCTAGGTCTAAAAATTTTAATTTTTTATCAAGTCTATCAAGGAGAGCACAGTCTTGTCTGTTATATTCAATAAATGTTTTAAAGTCATTATTATATAATTGATCGAGTGTGCCTTCGTATTGTGTTTTACGTTCTCCTAGCTCGTACTCTGCAATGGCATCTAATCTATAACTATGGCGTTCTTCATACGTGTATTTTCTGTAAAGTTCTAAATAATCCATATGTACACGACCTACAAAATCGTAAGTTACTGCAGTACGACCATATTTTTCAAATTCTCGTTTACGAGGAAATTGATCAAATAAACAAAATTTTCGTGTATCTTCTTTACTTAAAACTTTAGTTACACGATTTACAGTATATGGAATATCAAATCCTTCGCTATTCCATCCACTAACTACGTCGGCGTCTTGAATTAATTCAATAAAAGTTTCAAGTAAATCTGCTTCGTTCTTAAAAAGCATTGTATTGGGAAATTCTTTGACTTGCTCTTTTGCTTCTTCCATAGTAATTGTTTTCGGAGGAATAGCTAAACAAACCATTGTTTCCATCCATTGCAGATAAACAGCAATTGCCGTTATCGGCATAAATGCGTCATCGGGACTTGCGTAACCTCTTTCAGGATCAAAATCCACTTCAATATCAAAAAATGCTACGTTTAATTTAGGTGCGTCTTGATTTAAATAATTTTCACTTAAACAAACAAATATTGGATTAATATCTGATTCGTATATTTGCTTACCACTGTTTATTGCTTGTTCTTTACGAAATTCCTTTGTATTTTTACAAACTATTCGAGATACTGGATCTCCATAAATTGATGTAAATTTACCTTTTGGATCTTTGTAATATAGAACGTGTTTGACAGGTATGTCGCGAAATTCTCGCTCACCTTTTGTGTTGCGTTCAACTATTCTAATGATATCATTATCACGGTCAAACCATGCATCTACATATGACATTTTTTCTCCAATGCGATTTAGGGCTCGCAAATACCTTAGTGTCAATTATGGCTGACTATACCTTACTTTAGTTTATCTACAAAGTACTCTGCTAGATTTGCTATTTGCAAAAATAAAAACAAAAGTACTGCTGTAAATATACCGCAAGCAATCCATTGTAAAACAATTTGTAATGCTATCAAAAGCATTAGATTCGTTTTGTTATATCTAAGATTGCTTCAATTTCCTGCCAATCTTCGTTATGATCAGTCCAGTTACCTTTATGTGCAATTTTAATTGCACGATTAATAACAGCAGGTTTAACTTGTAATTCGTCTGCTACTGCCTTAACAGTTTCTTTTAAGCCTTCTTGTAAATCTTCGATTTCACGTAATACTGTAGAGCCTTCACTGATTAATCTTTCTAACTTTGCCTTTTCTTCTGGTCCGTAATTGCGACTCATATAATTCTCCTAAAAGTATGTGCCTATTATATTATTACTTAGTTAACAAATCAAGTGTTTAGAAATTTTAGGGGCAAAAATGGCAGATTAAATCTGCCATTTTAATTTATTTAAATTGTTACTGGTGCTGCCGGTGCTGCTGATGTTGCAGGCTGCGTTCCAGGAATTTTATAGTCATCTGTGGCATCTTTAGCAGACCCTGCTGCTGCACCTTGACCCCCTAAACTTCCAATATTCGGATCTTTCATAATTTTACCAAACTGTAAACGTAATCCTTGTAGTTCTTGCTGAACTTCAGGTGTTTCGGCATTACTTAATTCGTAGAATAATTGATTAATTTCTGCCATTCGTGGATCATTTGGATCTATTGTAGTTTCTGGCTTTGGTCCTGGGCCTGGCTTCGGTCCTGGCTTTGGTCCTGGGCTAGGTGGAGTTGGGTTAGGATCTTGAGTAACTTTACCAGCCAAATAACCTAATCCTAAACCTGTAATAATACCAAGTGCTGCTGCTATTTTTGGATATCGTTTAATCCAATTCGCTTTTGCTGCAGCACTCATAGCATTTACTTCTGCTTTTACTGCTGCTTGCTCTGCTTTTGATAATGCATTAATACCTTTTTCTTCCGCAGCACCAAGTTTTCCTACACTTACGCCTTGTGGAAGACCTGCACCAGGAGGAGTAGGTCCTGCAGGAGCATTCTTAGGTGCAGCACTCGTATGACCTCCAGAATAATTAGGTGGTAATTCCTGAGTTTTCACTTGAGTATTAGATCTAGACATTTGATTTACTTGCGCTTGTGCATCTGCAGATTGTTTTCGTTGTCTTGCTAAAGTGTTATTTGCTGCTGATTGAGCACGGTTTTTACCTACTGTACCTGTCGCACTTATTTGGCCAGATTGGGTTGTAACAGGAGCACCAGTTAAGTCTGTTTTAACTGGAGGAGCGCCTGGAATCTCTTTGTACGCTGCGTTTGGATTACCGGGCTTTTGCTTAAATAATTTTGATCCTGCTTCGATACCAGGCTCTATGAATTTTTGAAGAAGACCTGCTTCGTTTAATTCGTAAACATTATCTTCTTTATCTACACCAAATAGTGTGCCATCTTCACACATATAAATTGTTGGTTCTGGATTTTCTAATAATTCTAATTTACGTTGTGTAGTTGCAATTTGTTCTGCTACCGACAATGGTCTTGTAATGTCTTCTGCAAGTTTAATGCCAGCTGCTTTAAAAGTTTGAGGTCCTGGAATTCCGTCTGCACGTAATCCTTTTTGCTGTTGCCATGCCTTTAGTGCTGCTTGTGACTGAGGTCCGAATACACCGTCATCTTTAGCACCAATTGCTCTTTGTAGTTGTTTAACAGGAGTATCACCTGGTGGCGTATGTTTTTGAGCAACATCCGGAGATGCTTTTGGAGTAGCAGAAAGATCTCTTCCTAAATTAAATGCATCTAATGCTAGTGCAGGAATCCAACCTATTCCTGGAACTAAACTAACAACCGCACTAGTTCCTGCTATTCCTGCGCCCAAATAGTCTCCTTGCTTATATCTATGGATCGCATCTGCTGTTCCAATAGCTGTTGCAACTCCTGGTAACAGTTTACTTGCTGCTTTACCTGCGAAACTTTTTGCTGCAGAAGTAGATGCAGTACCCGCTAATTTCTTTTCTAAAGGATTAGCTGCTGCATAAGCTGCTCCGCCTGCTGCTAACTCGTCACTAATTTCGTCTAACTCGTAACCAAAGCTTTCAATTAAATCTCTAGCTAAACTTTCACCCATTGCTCCGGCTGCACTAGATGAGTCATCATAACTTTTACGAATTAAATCTTGGTTAGCTTTAGGCAATGGTTTTCCTGATTTATCTTTTAATACTGCATCAGGAGCACCTTGACCAGCAAATCTAGGCGTCACGTTACTTGCTTTTGGTTGTGGTTTTGGAGGAGTTGGATTAGGACCTTGTCCTCTTCCTTGTTCTAACTGATCTAATAATTGTTTTAATCTATCTAGCTTTGGTCTCCAGTCATAGCTAAAATCTGTTACTGTATCTGTAGTAGTAGGTTCTGTTGCAGGAGCAGGAGCAGGAGCAGGCGCCGGAGCAGGCTCTACTGGTGCTACTGGTCC